CAGGTGGTACACGAGTCCGAACGGTCAGATCGTGACGCATCCAGCGGTGAAGCAGATCGAGCAGATGGATGCTCAGAACACGGGTTGGATGTCGTTGTTGGGTTTCACACCGTCGGATCGGGCAAGACTAGGTCTGGCAGAGATAAGGGTGGCAAATGAACTTGATCAATATCGCAAACGGAAGTCCGACGTGGTCGACTCCGAAGTTGTATCCGAGGTCTGATGGTGCGCAGGTCGCCGATTTCGCGGCCACGTTTCTTCATGTGTCAAAGGGTGTTCGGGCTGGTCAGCCGCTTCTGCTTACGCAATGGCAACTTGACCTTCTGGATTCTTTGTATGAACGCCGCCCTGATGGTTTACTTCGCTACCGCCGAAGCCTCATTGGCTTAGCGCGCAAAAACGGCAAGTCACTTCTTGGTTCGTTGATTGGTCTGTATGGATTGATTGAGGGCGAGCCTGGTGCTGAGGTCTATTCGGCTGCTGGTGACCGTCAGCAAGCGCGAGTGGTGTTCAACGAAGCCAAGTGGCAGGTCACCCAGTCGCCTGCTTTGTCTGGTGTGTGCAAGGTGTATCGGGATGTGATCGAGGTTCCTTCCACCGGTGCGATCTATCGTGTGCTTTCTAGTGATGCCAAACTTCAACAAGGTCTAAACCCATCGACCGTGTGCTTTGACGAATTACATGTGCAGCGCGACTCTGATCTCTTCGATGCTCTTACATTGGGTTCAGGTGCTAGGAAAGACCCGCAGATCGTTGCAATCACCACAGCAGGCTACGACTTCGACACGATCTGTGGCCGTCTGTACAACTATGGCAAACGTGTCATATCTGGCGACCAGGACGATGAGCGGTTTGGGTTCTTCTGGTGGGAAGCACCGGAGGGCTGTGCGATCTCTGATCGTGACGCTTGGGCGGCTGCGAACCCGAACCTCGCTGAAGGCTTGCTTGACATCGAAGACATGGAGGTCAGTATGAATCAGACGGCTGAGATTCCTATGAGGCGTTATCGTCTGAACCAATGGGTCAGGCAGGAAGACTCGCCCTGGTTGCCGATGGGCGGTTGGGAGCAGTGTCAGTCTGAGTTGGGTTTGGATGCTGAGTTGCCTGCGTTTGTTGGGATTGACATGGCGTTGAAGCATGACTCGATTGCTGTGGTTGTGGCTCAGCCGCGTGACGGTCGGATCGTGGTGCGGGCAAAGATTTGGCATCCTGATGCGCATGCGATGGATGTCGCAGCTGTTGAGGCTTATCTGCGTGAGTTGCATCTGAACTTCAATGTGCGCGAGTTTGCCTATGACCCTGCATTCTTCCAACGCACCGCTGAGGTTCTAGCCGATGACGGTTTGCCGATGGTTGAGTTTCCTCAGTCGGCTCAGCGTATGGTGCCTGCGATTGGCACGTTGTATGAGGCGATTGTTGGTCAGGTGTTGGCTCATGATGGTGACCCGATGTTCACCGATCAGGTGTTGTCAGCTGTGCCTCGTCAAACGGATGCAGGTCTGAGACTGTCCAAAGGTAAATCGAAGCGCAAGATTGACGCTGCGATTGCGTGTGCGATTGCTGTTGATCGTGCAACTCGTCGTGAAGAGGTCGCACCCGTGCCTGGTTTCTTTGTAGTCTAGGAGCATCATGATTCTGTTGATGGAACTTTTCGCCGCATCACTCATCGCAGTTGGGATATTCTTGTTGTCAATCCCTATCGGCCTGATCTTTGTCGGGTCTGTATTTCTATTGTTTGCCTTCGCTATTGAGCGCGGGAAGAAAGAGGCGAGGAAGTAATGCTGTCACGACTCTTGAACAATGGAGGTGAGCAACGCGCAGTTTCATTCCAATCGCTGTTCGCATTAGGCGACGGCTTCTCGATGACAACCAATTCTGGAACTGTCATCACCCAGCAAGACTCGTTGAAAATCGAGGCTGTGTATTCGTGTGTGCGAATCATTGCCGATTCTATTTCCACTCTGCCTGTTGACACATACATTCGTGTCGGTGCTGAGCGTCAAGCGTTCCGCCCACGACCAATGTGGTTGGATAGCCCTGAGTCTGGTATCACCCGCACCGAACACTTCCAGCAAGTGTTGGTGTCGTTGTTGTTGAACGGTAACTCGTTCACTCGTATTGTGCGCGACGATCAAGGTGTAGCTGCGTTGGTGGTGTTGAACCCTGAGAAGGTTGAATGCACCCGCAACCGTGAGACACGCCGACCAGAGTTCGTGTATGACCAGCGTGATGTGATTCCACTTGAAGACATGATTCATATCACTGAGCTGCGTTTGCCTGGTGACATGCGTGGCCGTTCCCGCATTGATCTCGTCAAAGAGAATCTAGGTTTGGCGAAAGCGTTAGAAGAGTTCGCTGCACGTTTCTTCGGTCAAGGATCAAGTGCTTCCGGCATCATCGAGTTCCCTGGCAACTTGACTCGTGAGCAGGCGAAAGATTTGGTGAATGGCTTTGAGGAAGGTCATCGAGGGTTGCGTCGTTCACATCGACCAGGCATTCTGTTCGGTGGCGCAAAGTTCACCAAGACCACAGTGGACAACGACTCGGCACAGTTCCTTGAGTCACGCCGTTTCGCCATTGAAGAGATTGCCCGTATCTTCCGTGTGCCACCAGCGATGCTTGGACACAACTCCGCTGGCGCGATGTCCTATGCGTCGGTAGAAATGAACGGCATCAACTTCGTCACCCACACGCTCAGGCCGTACATCTCCAAGATCGAGGACGGCTACCAAAAGTTGCTGAACGGTCGAGCATTCTTGAAGTTCAACGTGGACGGTCTGCTGCGTGGCGATCAGGCCACCCGCTATGCCGCATTCTCTACAGGTCTTCAGTCAGGGTTCTTGTCAATCAACGACATCCACCGGATCGAAGACATGTCACCTGTGATTGGTGGAGATTCGTATCGTGTGCCACTAGCGAACGTGGACATTGGTGCTGCGAACTTGGCTGAACTAGACAAGAAGTCTGTGATTGCTCAGCGTCTTATCCTCGCAGGATTTGATCCTGCTGAGGTGATGAGTGCTTTGGAATTGCCATCTATCGCGCACACTGGTGTCCCATCAACCCAGTTGCAGCCGTTGGCCACGATCAACCCTGCCGATCCTGCCGCAGCTTACGAAGTGAAGTCACAGAACATGGACATCAACATGCCTGAAGTGGTGCTGAACTACACGCCACCGGCTGTGAATGTTCCTGCACCGATCATCAATGTGCCTGAGACTGTTGTTCGGGTCAACATCCCAGAGTCAAGGCCAACCGTGCGCACCGTTGAACGTGACGCTGAAGGACGCATTCTGACGATCACCGAAAGGGTTGAAGACTAATGGCACACGGAATTGGTGCATACTTGGGCAACGCTTGGATGGATGCATTGGGCAACAACACGTCGTTCACTGTTGCTCAGGTGTATGTGAAACTTCATGTCGGTGATCCTGGTGCTAATGGGACTGCGAACCCTGCAACCGAGACAACGCGGAAGGCTGTGTCGTTTGGGGCGGCTTCTGCAGGTGCGTTGGCTTCTGATGCTGATGTGTCTTGGACGAACATTGCTGGGTCTCAGGATGCGAACCATTTCACTGCTTGGGATAATTTGACCACAGGGAACTTCTTGTTCTCTGGATCAATCGTCGCTGGTGCCTACACAGCAGGTGACACCTACACGATTAGTGCAGGAAATCTCACCGTCTCATTGACGCTCGCATCGTAGGTTAGTCATGGCCGTTCAACGGTTCATCCTTGACTCAACCACACTGAACAACGCAGGCTTCGGCCTTGATGGTGGTTCCGCGTTCATTCTGGACTCATCAGCCCTTGATAGTTCACGGGTGTTGGATGGCGGCGAGTTTCTAACAGTCGCCACCGGTGCATCCAGTTTGGGTGGGTTGGGTGCGTCTGCGTCTGCTCAAGCAACTTTGTTTCCTGTTTTCAGTTCATCGCTTGGTGGGTTGAATGCGTCGGCTTCAGCACAGTCTCAAATCTTTCCAATTCTGTCAGCAGCGTTGGGTGGCTTGGATGCGTCTGCTCAAGCAACAGCAATAATCTTCCCAGTTCTGTCTTCGCAATTAGGTGGTTTGGATGCGGTAGCCACAGCCTCATCAGAGATATTCCCTATCTTTGATGCTCCTTTGGATGGGTTGAATGCTGTTGCTACAGCACAGGCTTCGCCTCCTGCGCCTCCACCTGTTGATGATGGTGTGGGCTATCAGCCCTACAGGCAACCGAGACCGAAGCCGAGACCGAAGCCCAAAGAGATTCCGATTCAGATCAATGAACCAAAGAAGCCACGTCTGGTGTCTGCGGTTGGGTCGAGCATGTTGGGTGGTGCGGTCATCGCTGCAACAGGTTTGATCACATTCAGCATCTTGGATGACGATGCTGAAGTATTGTTATTGGTCTGATGCCGTATTTCATTACAGACAAAGCGGAGGGCTGCGCGGGTTGGGCAACCATCAAGGATGACGGTGAAGTCATTGGTTGCCATACGACGAAGCAGGATGCGGTTGATCAGATGGTTGCTGTGTCTATTGCTGAAGATATG